AATATGTATTTATTTTACCAAAACAGTTGGTTGGGTTTAATAAGTACATAAATTATTTTAAAAAAATATTAAAGATATTTCTATCTTCTGTGGGTGTTATTTTATCAATTATATTTTGCCAAAAAATACGCTTATTAAGTGGTGTTAGTTGATTATAGATACTTTCAAAATCACTATTTAAAATGTTGTCTATCTCTGTAAAGTCTTTTTCTTTTTCTTCTACAATGTCAAATTTTGCTAGATCACCTTTCAACTTTGAGTATTGCTTTTTGTATTCTTCAAGTTCTATCAACTCATTTACATACAAAGTCTGTAATCTTTTTATTTTGTTTTCAATATTTTTCTTGTCGTCTAAATTAGGATTTTTTTTACTTTTTTGTTTAAGCTGATATTCAACTTTATAATCTTTTAATTTTTGAAAAATGTTTTCGACTAAAAAAAACTCTAATTTTTTTTCACTTACGACACGACTATTTTTACAACTTTTTTCGTGTAAATAGTGTGGGCAACGATAATATTTTGAATATTTTTTTTCTCCTTTTTTGTTAACTTTTGAAGATTTGTTTCCAGATAGACAAGCTCCACATAGAGGACAACGTGCAATTCCAGAAAAAATATAATCACTATTTTTTTCGTTAGAGTAAGAGTATCTCATTCTTCTTTCTTTTAAAGTTTTTTGAACATTATCAAATAGTTCTTTTGACACAATAGGTTCACAGTAATTGCTATTATTTCTATATTTTCCAATATACTTTTCATTTTTTAGCATTCTGTAAATTACTTTCTGAGTAAAATTTCTTTGAAATTCATTTGATGTTGCGAAGACAGTTGCTCTTTTGCTTTTTAGTTTTAAGTAAGTTTCAAAAACAAATCTTACAACTTTTGCTTCTTCTTCATCTATAACTAGTCGTTTGTTTTCGACTTTGTATCCAGGAGCAGAATTGCCTGAAATGTATTCTCCGTCTTGTATCTTTTTTTCAAAAACAAACTTTATTCTTTCGCTTGTTCTATCCGCTTCATCTTGAGCCACAGCTAGACGGATGTTTAAGTAAAGTCTACCATTTGCAGTTGTCGTATCATAATTTTCAGTTGTAGCTTTCCAACCGACATTATATTTTTCTAAAATTTCTTGTATTTTATGATAGTCTGCTACATTTCTAAACCATCTATCCAGTTTTATGAAGAGGATAATATCTATTTTGCTAGATTTTACATCTTCTATTAGTCGCATAAATTCTTTACGTTTTGTATATGACTTTCTAGCTGAAATTCCCTCATCCGCATAGATGTCAACTATTTTATAATTATTTTCTTTTGTATATTTGATTAAGTTATCTTTTTGAGCTTCTAAAGAAAAGCCGTCTTTGACTTGTTCTTCATGAGAAACACGGATATATAGTCCAGCTCTTTTTATAGTATCCATAAAAATAGCACTTCCTTTCTACTAAAAGTTGTGCTAATATGTAAAATGTGATATAATTAATTTGCAAGATTAATGTGTTTATCACATTATTACAGATTAGCTTCCATTATGTGGGGGCTTTTTTGTTTTATTTGGATTTTGTTATCTTATCCCACTTGTCCTTGAGATGCAATAATTCGTCTGCATGTATTTTTAAAGTTTCCATCTCTGATTTTCTAAAGTATCTATTTTCATTTTCACACGTTTCAATAATTTGGTCTATGGCTTTATAAGTACCATCTAGTACAACATTATCATAATTTTTAAGAGCCTTTAATTCAGATTTGTCTTTTCCTTTATTGTAATCAGCATCAGGTGAGTATGTATCCTCTAAATCCTTATACATCTCTTTTTTTGATTTTGCTACAGAATCTTTTTCATCTTTTATATCACCTTTTTGTATTGGATCTATTTTGTCGAGTGCAGGGTTTGATTTAGTATTTTTCTCTTCATTTTTAACTGTTTGTTTTGGTGTTTCTTTTTCTGATGAGCAACCTACAAAAAAAGTACAAGCTAATAATAATATTAAAATTTTCTTTTTCATATATTTACTCCTCCTAAATATTTTAAATACACTCAACACTAAAAGGGTTGAATCGTATTTTGTATCCATTGATTATAGAGTAGGGAGCATATTTACTTTTGTAATAGTCCATAATTTTGCAAAAATCTTCAGAACTTATACAAAGCTCCTCTAAAATATCTTCATATTCCACATTATCTATTTTATATTGTATTAACTTTTCAATTGGCAAAATCTTTTTATATGCCCATCCGTTCGCTCTCATTTCTTGCAGTGCATTTTCTTCAGTTTTAGCTAGCGCATTACCTTTTAAGGTTTCATGATGTCCTAACTCGTGAGCGAGTATTATATTGTATTTGTAAGGCTTTGTATCTTCATTAATAAAGACATTATTATCAATGTATAAGCCTTCAAAGTTTTCGTTCTGAAAATACACTTCATTTATAGATATTTCATTCTCATAAGCAAACTGCTCTAACTCTTCTTTTTTAGTCATTATTCTTCCTTTTCGCTTTTACAAAATCTATATATTTTTGAATATCTTCTAAATCTTCTTCAGTAAATTCATCATCCCTATGACTTGCAGCAATTCTTTCTATACCTGTTAAATTTAAGTCGTCTATTGTTTTTGGTGTTCTGGGTTCTAACAAATCTGTTCTTTCTATACCAAAAAATTTACATATTTTATCGACCTTATCCATTCTAGGTACATTCTTTCCGTTTGTATAATAATTTGCCATAGCAGTACTTATATTCAAATATTCTGCTAAGTCTTTTTGAGATTTACCTTGTTTATTCAAATAATAAATTAGATTTTCTCTAAATATATCATTTATATTTTTCATTGGATCACTTCCTTTATGTATATTATAAAGTATAACTTAATAAAAAGCAAGTTTTTTTTGAAAAAAATTAAGTTTTTTTTGAAAAAACTATTGACATTAAGTTTAACTTAGTTTATAATATAATTGTGGTTGAGATACAATATCTTAAAATTTATAATGGGGAGGTGAGACTATGAGCGGGAAAATTACCTTGAAAGCTGCAAGAGTCAATGCGGGACTTACTCAAAAAGAACTAGCTGAAAAGATTGGAAAAAGCGAAACTACAATAGTTAAATGGGAGAATGACCAAACAGGGAAAAAAATATCTATTGAAAATCTTGAAAAGTTATGTAAGATTTTAAATATTGGTTTTAATGATATTTTTTTTAACTAAAAAATTAAGTTTAACTTAATTTTTATACTAGGAGGTGTAAATGAAAGACTTAAACAATGAAAAAACAATAAAGACTTTATATGAATTGTATGCCGAGCAAAATGATTTACAAATTCAAATAAAGTCTATTAAAGAAATTCACTCAAGCGAATTGAGTGAAAACAAAAATTATTAATTAAAATATATCAAAAATAAAGGAGACTGTCAAGATGAACGAACTACAAAATAATATTATAAATGATTCAATTATAAGAATTTTAAATATGAAACAAATTGAACCTGAAGAAGTTAAAGAAGAAATAAAAATCATAGATAATTCAAAAGAAGAAATAGAAGAACTTAAATTTAGAAACAGAATTTTGACTGTAGCTTTAATAGGAGTTACTTTTATGGCTCTTTTGGTGTAGCTATGAACAAGATAGAAAACTTTTCAAAGAATATGGATAATTTTGTTTTGACAGCAAGAAAAGTTAAAGAGCAATGTTTGACTATGAAAGGCACTAGAATAAACAAAGCAGAATTTAAAAGACAAAAACGAATTTTAAAACAACTTTTAGAAATCATTGAAAAGGAGGTTTAATATGACTGAAAATGAAAAAAGACTGAAAGAAACAATAGAAAGTATAAAAGAAGTAGTTGAAAGCAATTTGAATGAATTGTGGAAAAACCACAAAAACGGAGCAATAGAACAAAATGGATTTGTTAATTTAGCTCTAATACAACAGACTAGAAAAACAATAAATAACAAATTATTTGAAATTGAACATCATTGGAAGTAAAAAAATAAAAGGAGGTTTTAATGGCTAATTTATACGAAATATCTGAAAGATATAAAAATATACAAGATTTAATAGGAAATGAAGAAATAACAGAAGAATTTTTAGAAAAAGCTGCAGAGGATGTAGAAGATGAGTTACAAGAAAAACTCTTAAATATAGCTAAATTATGCAAGAATATCAAAGGTAATAAAGCTATGATTAAAGAGGAAAGAGATAGACTAAAAAATAAAGAAACTATTTTAGATAATCAACTAAAGTCTTTAGAAAATTATACTAGATTATGTCTTAATAATGCAGGACTTAATAAAATGGATCTAGGAGTTTTTAAAATCTCTATTAGAAAAAGTGAAAGTACAGAAATAACGGATTTAAGCCTTATTCCAAAAGAATTTTTAAAGTTTAAAGACCCTGAACCTAATAAGACTGAAATAAAAAAAGCTATTAAGGAAGGCAAAGAAATTAAAGGTGCAGTAATTATTGAAAATGAAAGTTTGGTGATTAAATAATGAAGATAACAAAAGCTACAGAATTAAATAATAAGAAATCTTGTTACTTAATATATGCGAATCCTGGAATGGGAAAAACAACTGCAATCAAATTTATTAAAGGCAAAACTCTTGTTATTGATATTGATAAGTCTTCAATAGTTTTAAAAGGTGAAAAAAATATTGATATTGTGGAAGTTGATACTCATAACATTTTCGATAACTGGATTAGTATTGTTACTGAATTAATAAAAGGTGCTGCTAAAGATTATGACAATATAGTAATAGATAATGTTTCAGAACTTTTTAGAAGTTGCCTGGCTAATCTTGGAAGAGAAGGAAAGAATAATAGAGTGCCTTCACAAGCTGATTATCAAAGAATAGATTTTACAATTTTAGATAGTTTAAGAGCTTTAACAAATCTAAATAATAGAATTATTTTTACAGCTTGGGAAACTTCTGATGTATGGACTGATGAGAGTACAGGTCAAATGTATAATCGTTCAATGCCAGATATAAGACTTAAAATTTTAAATAATTTCTTAGGACTCTGTGATGTGGTTGCTAGATTAGTTTGTAAAAAAGATGAATCAGGAGAAATCATTAGAGGTTTCATTCTTGAACCTTTAAATAGTGTCTATGCTAAAAATAGACTTGATAATAGAAAAGGTTGCAAAGTGGAAGAGCTGATAACAAATGTATAAGTTATATCCACATCAAGAAGAGTTAGTCCAGGAAGCAAAAAACTCTTTTAGAAAGGGTTTTAAAAGCCCTTGTATAGTTTCTCCTTGTGGTAGTGGAAAATCTGTTATTATTGCCGATATTGTAAAGTCTGCAACAGAAAAAAATAATAGAGTTTTATTCCTCATCCACAGAAAAGAACTTAAAGACCAAATTATAGAAACTTTTAAAAATTATGGTGTTGATATGAGTTTTGTTGATGTCTATATGGTGCAAACTCTAGTTAATAAGCTAGAGAAAATAGAAAAACCTAACTTGATCATTACAGATGAAAATCATCATGCTTTAGCTAAGACTTATAAGAAAATTTATGATTATTTTTCAAGTTGTTTAAAGCTAGGTTTTACCGCTACACCAATTAGACTAAATGGAGTTGGACTCTCTGATGTTAATGATACTTTAGTTATAGGAAAGTCAGTAAACTGGCTAATACAAAATAATTTTTTAGCTAATTTTAGATACTTTGCACCAGAGATTATAAATACTCATAATCTAAAAGTTACTCATGGAGATTATAAAGTTTCTGATTTAACAATGAATAGAATAATCTATTCTGATATTTTAAAAACTTATGAAAGACTTTCTAAAGGTAAAAAAGCTATTTGCTATTGTCCTAATGTAGAGTTTAGCAAGAAAATTGCTAATGAATTTAGCCAGTCAAATATAAAAGCTATTCATTTAGATGCTAAGACAGAGAAGAAAGAAAGGGAGTCCATAATCAAAGATTTTAGGGAAGGTAAAATTCAAATCCTCTGCAATGTTGACCTTATAGGAGAGGGATTTGATGTTCCAGATTGTGAAGTTGTTATTTTGCTTAGACCCACAAAATCTTTATCACTTTTCATTCAACAGTCAATGAGATCAATGAGATACAGACCAAATAAAACCGCAACTATTATTGACTGTGTTGGAAATGTTGAACGTTTTGGACTACCTAATTTAGAGAGGGAGTGGAGCTTAGAAGGGGAGACAAAAGAACAAAGAGAAAGCAAATTACAAGATAACCCGAAGACTTGCCCTGAATGTTTTGCAGCGATAGATAAAAAATACTTAATTTGCCCTTGCTGTGGCTTTGAGTTTAGAGCTGAACAGGAAGTCGAAATTGATACTACAGTCGAATTAAAAGAAATAAAAGAAAATGATTTTAGTTTTAGACTAAATACTAAAGACTGGAAAGAATGTAAAAATATGAAAGAACTTAGAAACTGGTGTATAGATAATAATTATAAGCCAGGTAGAGCCTACTATTTAGGCAAAATATTAAAATTAATTTAAAGGAGAATAAAAATTATGTTTAAAATGGATTTCAATGATTGTCAAAGTTTTGATTTATTACCAGAAGGAGATTATGAAGTTGTTATTGATGATGCAAAGGTTGCTTTAACTCAAGCAGGAAAAGAACACATTCAACTAACTTTAAAGGTTAGAGATGATATAGCAACTCAAAAATATGGAAAGAGACTAATTTTTTATAAAATGTGGAAAAGACTTGAAACTAATAACTATTCATTACAAGAGTTTAACTCAATTGGAAAAGCTTGTAAATTACTAAATGGTAAAGAATATAAAACTTTAAATGAGTTACTTGATGATTACAAAGGAAAGAATTGCAAAGTAACAGTTAAGCACCATGAATATAATGGAAAAACTTATGAAAGTATAACTAAATGGGATGTTTCTGGTTTTGATGCACCTTTTGGAACATTCCCTGAAGCTAATAACGAAGAAATACCATTCTAGGAGTAAAAAATGTATGAGAAAATACCTCAAGAACTAAAAGAGTATAGTAACTGGTGTCTTTACCGTCTTGTAAAAAGAGACGGTAAAAATACCAAAATACCTATAAACGGACTAACAGGAGAATTTGCAAAGTCCAACGATAAGTCCACATGGAATACTTATGAAATCTGTGTAGATAATATAGATAAATTCAGCTGTAACGGAATCGGCTTTTTCTTTGATGAACCTTTTTTCGGAATTGATATTGATAAGATAGATGAAGATGTTGAATTATTTAAGCAAGGAATTGACGAAAATATTATAAGTGAATTTGCTGATAGTCTAAAAACCTATGGAGAATTTTCTCAAAGTGGAAAAGGAGTTCATTTTATCTGTAAAGGTAAACTCCCTGAAGGTGGAAGACGTAAGAGTAATGTTGAAATGTATTCATCAGGTCGATTTTTCGTTATGACTGGAAATTCTTTATCTAATATTGATTATGTCAATGAATGTACTGAAGAGGTTATTGATTTATTTGAAAAATATATAGGTAGCTCTGAAATTGAAAAAAATAGTCCTAATTTTAATTCTAATTTAGAATTAGATGAAATACTAGAGGTCGCACTTAAAAATAAAAAATTCCACAATTTATTTATAAATAATCATAATTATAGTAGTCAGTCTGAAGCTGATATGGCATTTTGTAATTATCTTGCATATTATTGTGCAAAGGATAAAGAGAAAATGGATGCTATTTTTAGACAAAGTAGTCTATATAGAACTAAATGGGATGAGAAGAGAGGAGAATTTACCTATGGAGAAAAGACTTTAAATAAAGCTATAAAAGACTGTAAAAATGTTTATTTAAAAGATGATGAATTCAAAATTTTTATAGGTGATAATAACTTCTTTAGTTATGACGATACAGGAAATGCTGAAAGATTTTTAAAAAAATATGAAGATATTGTTAGATATAACTATGATAACAAGTCTTTTATGATTTATAATTCAAGATTTTGGCAAGAAGACTCAAGCTCAATTATTAAAAATCTTGCTGAAACTGTTATTGCAGATATGAAAAATGAATTTAAGTTCGTTAATGATGAAGACCAAGAAAAAGCACTTTTAAAGCATATTAAATATACTAGAAATTCTAAAGGTAAAGAAAATATGCTTAAAGAATTACAACATAAAGTAGCTATAACTAATAATGAGTTGGATTTAGATCCTTATTTATTTAATGTGGATAATGGCTTTTTAGACTTAAAGGAATATTTGTTCAAGGATCATGACAAAAATAATTTCTTTTCTAAAATTGCTGGAACTGAATTTGACCCTAAAAGAAAATGTCCTAAGTGGATTAAATTCCTGAGAGAGATTTTTTTAGAAGATGAAGAGCTAATTGAATTTATTCAAAAAGCTATTGGCTACTCTCTTACAGGTTCGACTAGAGAGCAGTGCTTATTTATTCTCTTTGGTAATGGACTTAATGGGAAATCTGTTTTTTTAGAAGTTATGAGTGCTTTGTTTGGACATTATGCTTTAAATATTCAGCCTGGCTCTTTAATGGTTAAGAATCAACAAGGAGCTAATAATGATATAGCTAGACTTAAAGGGGCAAGATTTGTTACTACTACTGAACCTAATGACGGAATGAGATTTGATGAGGGACTTGTAAAGCAATTAACTGGTGGCGATAAAGTAACTGCTAGATTTCTTTATAAAAATGAATTTGAGTTTATTCCTGAATTTAAAATTTGGATGGCTACTAATCACAAACCTATTATTCGTGGTAATGATGATGGAATATGGCGAAGACTTAATATTATTCCTTTTGATGCTAAAGTTAAGAAGATTAATAAAAATCTTAAAGAGGAATTATTAGAAGAACTTCCAGGCATTCTTAACTGGGCTTTAGCTGGTCTTAAAAAATATCATAAAGATGGACTAGAAAAACCTGAAAAGGTTAAAAACTCTATAAGCTTATATAAGCAAGAAATGGACACTATAGGTCAGTTTATAGATGAATGTATTATGAATTTAGAAGGTTATAAAGTCGGTGCAAGTGTTGTTTATCAAACATATAAAAATTGGGCTTTAATGAATGGACAATATGTAATGAGTGGAACAAAATTCGGAGTAGAATTTTCTAAAAAATTTGAAAAAGTTTCTATGAAAGGTAAGAAATTTTATAAAAATGTAACAGTTAGGGATTTAGAACAAGAAGTGGTTAAGGTAGATAGTTTAGGTAGAGGGTTGAAAATTGAATAAACGTTGTAAAATACAACGTTTAAAGGCTATTTTTTAAAAATAGATAGTTGGTGTTATAACCTCTTTCTATATATATACTTTCTTTAGTACTTTATAGACTATACTATCTACTATCTACCTAAATATATAAAATATATAATAAATATATTGAAATATCAACATTTTTAAGAGGGTAGATAGTTTAGAATTAGGTAGATACTTAATCACAATTTAAACTAATAAAGCGAGGTATGAATGAAAGAGCATTTTATACAAAATGAAATTAGAAAAAATGTTAATGATATTGCAGTAATTTTTAGAATCAATGTTGGTGTTTTTAAAAGCGAAGATGGGAGATTTGTTTCAACAGGTGTTCCAAAAGGTTTTTCAGATTTATTTGGTTTTAGAAAGTCAGACGGAAAGGCAATTTTTTTAGAAATCAAAAACGAAAAAGGAAAAGCTAGACCAGAACAAATACATTTTTTAAAAACTATGCAAGAATACGGAGCTATTACAGGAATAGCTAGAAGTGTGAAAGAAGCAAGAGAAATTATAATAAAGGGTTAAAATGAAAGAGTTTAATAATAGAAATATAGCTGATAAATTTGCAGAGTATATTACAGGTCAAGAACTTAGAAAATATTTAGCAGAAAAAGTTAAAAAGTATGTTGGAGAAGATATTACAGTTTTTGACGGAGCAGTCGGAAGCGGTCAACTAGAGCAACATATAAAACCAAAATGGATATATGGAGTAGAAATTCAAAAAAATGCTTGTGATGTTTTTAAAGAAAATTATCCTAATTCAGATATTTCAAATATAAGTTTCTTTAATTATGAAAGCGACGTTAAAGCGGATTGTATAGTTATGAATTATCCTTTTTCTTTAAAGTTTAAAGAATTAAGTGAAGAGG